ACGACGGGAACAAAGAACGAGTATCTGCACCTCGTCGTAGCGATGGCCGGTCACGAGGTCGAGGAGATTGGCGACGTCTACTTCAACGACGAGCTCGCGCTGACGGGCGCGGGCAGCGCCGCCCAGGGCCGCTTCACGGGCTACGCCGAGATCTACAAGAAGCTTGGGTCCGACACGCAGACGGTCGAAACGAACCTTGAGACAGCGACTTCCGGCCTGACCGATGGCAAGTGGACGAGCAATCATCGGCTCCGCGGCATCGCGTACATTTACGTGCGGCTCGTCTGGAACCAGGAGGTCTGGACCGGCGGCATCCCGAACATCGCCGCGGTGGTCAAGGGCAAGAAGGTCTACGATGCGCGGACGACGACCACCGCTTACTCGGCCAACCCTGCGCTCTGCCTTCGGGACTACTTGACCAGTTCGCTCGGGATGGCGATGGACTCGGCCGAGGTCGACGATACGGCAATCAACGCCGCGGCGAACATCTGCGACGAGCAAGTCGAGATCAAGCCGGTCACCTCGCCGGCCACCTACGAGAACCGCTACGAGGCCAACGGCGTGCTCTACACGAGCGCTTCGCCAGACGAGAACATCGGCAAGCTCATTACCGCGATGGGCGGCCTGATCGCCTACTCGGGAGGCAAGGTGGTTGTCTACGCGGCCGGCTACCGGATCCCGACCGTCACGCTGACCGAGAAGCACTTCGCCGGCCAGATGACGGTGCAGACCAAGACCTCGGCGCGCGACCGCGTCAACGGAGTCAAGGGCGTCTACGTCTCGCCGCAAAACGATTGGCAGCCGTCTGACTTCCCGCAGATCACGTCGACGACCTACGTGACCAAGGACGCCGGCATCCGCTACTGGCGCGACGTGGCGCTGCCGTTCACGACCTCGCCCGCCTGCGCCCAGCGGCTGGCCGTGATCGAACTGCGCCGCGCTCGCGAGGAGATCACGATGACCGCGCGCTTCCGCCTCGAGGCGATGCAGGTCCGCGCCGGCGATACTGTGATGATTACCAACTCGAAGATGGGCTGGACCCAGAAGGTCTTCGAGGTGATGGAATGGAACTTCGCGAGTGACGGCAGTCCGCCGCAGCTGGCTATCGAGATGACGCTGCGCGAGACGGCGTCGACGGTCTATGACTGGACCGTCAACGACGAGATCTACGTCGACGACGCGCCGAACACCACGCTGCCGAATCCCTTCACGCTTTCCGCGCCGACGAACCTCACGCTGACCGCGGACGGCACGACGCAGCAGATCCAGGCCGACGGCACGGCGCTCCCGCGCATCCTTGTCTCGTGGTCCGCGCCCGCAAACGAGTTCATCCAGGCCGGCGGCAACGTCGGCATCGAATACAAGGAGAGCACGTCGACGACCTATCTTACGTGGAACACCGTTCCCGGCGATCAGACGAGGGACTACATCTCGAGCGACGTTAAGATCGGTACAACCTACAACGTCCGCATCTTCGGCGAGAGCTTCTTTAAGGTCTCGACGTCCTACGTCAGCGCGACGGTCAACGTGCAGAAGGACACGGTCGCCCCCAGCATCCCGACAAACCTCGTCGCGACCATCGGCACCGGCTCCGCTGTGGGCCTTGACTGGGACGATTCGACCGCGCCCGACTTCTCCGAGTACGGCATCTACCGCAACACGACCGGCGTTACGCCGGCCAACGCGAACACGAACAAGATTGCCGAGGTCGACGCCTCGCGCTTCGTCGACGTGGACGTCGCGGTCGGCACGACGTATTACTACTGGGTCAACGCCTACGATGCGCTCGAGAACGTGTCCGGCTTTGCGACCCGCGTGCAGGCGACGCCAGTCGCGATCACCGCCGGGGCCGTTTCCAACGTTGCGCCGTCCACGCCGAACGCGCCGACCTACGCGAGCGAAACAACCTACCTCGCGACGGACGGCACGGCTCTCGCCCGCATCACGGTCACGGCTCCTGCGATGCCGACCGGCGGCGCGCTGCTCCAGATCCTCTATCGCCGCAGCGGGGCCAGCGAATGGGTCGTCGCGAACGTGCTGTCGTCTGGCTCAATTGCGGCGTCTATCGACGACCTTGCGCCTGGCGTCGCGTATGAGTTCGCGGCCCGCGCGATCTCGTTCTCGAATACGCCCAGCACGATCTCCTCGACGCTTTCGCGCACGGCTCCGAATTACTCTGGCAGCGTCACGACTCCGACCGGCGGAGCGCTTTCCGCAGATGGCGTTAAGCCGGCCTACATCACCGGAACTACCTCGTTTCTTTTCGGCACGCGCGTCTCGTGGAGTCCGAACACGCAGTCGGACTTTTCGTATTACGAGGTCAAGGTGACCGGAACTAATTCGGACGGCGCGACCGACTATTCGTGGTCGCCGGCTACCGGATCTAACGCGCCGATCACGACGCGCGAGACCGAGTGCTTTTTCTACAACGCAACGCTGGCCGCCGGTTACGTGCGCCTGCGAGCAGTCAATCGGACTGGAAGCGTCTCCGCTTGGGCAAGTCTCGGCAACGCGAACGGAGCAGCCAATATCGGCACCGGCAGTATCTCGAAGTATTCTGACTCGAACGTCACCACGACTGGCATCAAGACCGGCGGCGGTAGCAGCACGCGACAGATAAACGTCATCTTTTCGGACTCGGTCGTCGTTTCTCTAGCGGGCGGCGCGATCACCGAGAACTTCAACGTCTCGCTGACCAACCGCGGCTTTGGCGCCAAGCCTGACATCGGCACCGCGCAATGCGCTTCCAACGCCAACCTCGTCGCGGCCTACGACTTCGACGCGGCGGGCAACTCAAGCACAAACGCGGTCGTGCGCGTGACCACGCTTGACGGCACGAACGTGCCAGCCGGCAACGCGCGCTTCTCGGTCGAGTTCACCGAATACACCTGACCTATGGCTCTCCAGAAAACCTTCACCCTGCCGAGCGGCATCTCGGGCAACTACATCCGCCTCGTGGCTCACCGCTGGGACCGGGCCGCGCGGGAGTCGTCTGCGCTGTTCGCGCTCTACGTCGACGCGGCCGCGGCTCATTCGGGCAAGGCGCCGCTCACGCCTTGGATCGCGAAGCTCTGGCTGCGCGGTGACAAGTTCGACCAGTACCTGAGCAACGCGGAGCTCTCGAGTCCAGGCATCCTCGCGCAGCTTTACGTTGCCGCGAAGGCCGAGCCGATCAGCTGCGACTTCGGCAGCGATGCCCTCGCGGACGCCGTCGACGTCTGACTGTCAGATCCCGCCGGACAGAATGTTGAGAAAAAGAGTTGACTAGCTCGTTGCGCGTCTCCTTGGTTGTGAGCGCAACGACAATGATCCGCTCACTAATCCTCCTCGCGCTGGCCTCCGCCAGCCACGCCGCGCCGCCTGAGTCCTTCTGGCGGGCGCTTCACCAAGTCGAGACCAGCGGCCGCCACGGCGCCATCCTTGGCGACAACGGCCGCAGCCTCGGGCCGCTCCAGATCTCACGCGCCTATCACGCCGACTCGCGGGTCGCCGGATCCTACGAGCAGGTGACCGACCTCGCCTACGCGCGCCGCGTCGCGACCGCCTACCTCAAGCGCTACGCGCCGGCGGCTTGGGAATCTGGCGACGTCGAGACGCTGGCTCGGATCCACAATGGCGGCGCTCGCGGGCACAAGAAGCAGGCCACGCTGCCTTACGCCGACAAGGTGCGGAGGGCGATGCGATGAACCGCGCGACCAAGGCGCTGTTCGCGTCGGGCATCGCCTACTCGCACTACGCGCTCGGCAAGGCAGTAGTTTTTCGCGATCAATCCAAGCGGCAGCACAGCTTGCTCAATCGGCGGCTGCTGCGCCAGTCGATGCGCGATCAGGCGCTCGCTTACGCACGAGAGGTACGCTGGCTCCGCTATGCAAAATAACTTCAACCGCACTCAGCCGATCAAGAACCTGACCGGCGGCAGCCACTCCGCGGCGCGCTACACCGGGACGCACGGGCACGTCGAACGCTCGGCTCACTACTGCTTCATCCCCGGCGAGGGCTGGGTCTCGTGGCGCGAGATCTACGATCAGTTCGACGCGGCCTTCAGAGACTGGCAGATGCGCCAGGCCTTAGGACTTAGTAAACCCAAAACAAAATGACCGACCAACAAGCAGACCAGATCATCGCCGAGCTCCGCGCCATTCGCGCGCTGCTCTCCACCAAGCCAGCGGCTCCGGCCGCAGCTTCCGCGCCGGCTCCGGCTGGTGCTCCGAAGGACATACCGCAGCCCAGCGAGATCGTGGCCGACCCAGGCTCGGTCGAGGTGCACTTCGGGAAAAACAAGGGCACGCCCCTCCGCTCGCTCGGCGCCAAGTCGGTTGAGTGGTACGCCCAGGAGCCGGAGCCGCGCATCGGCAACAACGGCAAGCCGTTCCCGCCACGGGCCGAGGACGTCCGCTTGAGGAACGCCGCGCGCCAGATCGTCCACGGCAACCGCGGCACGCTCGCCGCCGGCAGCAAGGTCACGCTCGTCACCGAGACGCTGACCGAAGAGGTGCCGTTCTAAACTTAAAGCCCGGCCGAGACTTCCCGACCGGGCTCAACCCAGAAGCAAAACAACAACACAGACCAGACAATGAACGCAGAAACCGTCAAAGAGGATACCCAACTCGCGGCCAGTCCCGCGGCCAAGATCAACAAGGCGCCGGTCACCTTCGGCGCCCAGGGCGTCCAGCTCGCCTCGCTGGAAGATGCGTACAGGTTCGCCAACGCAATCGTCGCCTCGGGCTTTGCGCCCAAGGGAATGGAGAAGCCTGAGTCAGTCCTCGTCGCGATCCAGCTGGGCGCCGAGCTCGGCCTCACGCCGATGGCTGCCTTGCAAAATACCGCGGTCATCAACGGCCGGCCGGCAATCTACGGCGACGCCGCACTCGCGCTGGTCCGCGCTTCGGGCCTGCTGACCTCGTACAAGGAGGAGGAGATCGGCGATCCCAACACGGACGCGCACGGCTACCGCGTGACCGCTGCCCGCGGCGATGCGACCACCGTCGAGACCTTCACGGTCGCAGACGCCAAGCGCGCGAAGCTCTGGGCGAAGTCGGGACCGTGGACCGACTACCCAAAGCGGATGCTGCGCTTTCGCGCCCGCGGCTACGTCCTGCGCGACTTGTTCGGGGACGTCCTCAAGGGACTCCGCACCGTTGAGGAGGCTAGGGACATTCCGGCCGAGCCGGTCAACGTCACGCCGCGCGGGCTGGGAGAGAACCTCTAAGCACATTCCAAAATGGAAATCACACACGAAATCAAGAAGGCCGCGGTCATCGCGGCTGCTGCGGAGCAAGTTCGCTCGCTCCTCGAAACCCACTACGACGCGATGCGGAAAGCCGCCGAAGAATCCTTCGTCGACGACGACACGCAGTCGGAGCCGAAGGCGAAGGCCAGCTTCACCATCGAGTGGGACGCGCTCGCGATGGCGCCCACCGTCACGGTCAAGGTCGGCTGGAGCGTCCGCTTCAAGGACGAGAGCGAGTCGGTCGTAGATCCGCTCCAGGCCAAGCTCGACATCGGAGGTGCTCAATGAACGCCGCGATCCGAGGCGAGCCGTCCGAGGTCTATCACGCGACGGACGCGATCTCGCATAGCAAGCTAGAGGTGTTCCGCCGCCGGCCGGCGCTCTACCACCGGAAGTATGTGCTCAAGGTCGTGCCCGATGCGGACTCCTCCGCGTTCGCTATCGGGCGCGCGACACACGCCGCGGTGCTCGAGCCGCAGACCTACGGCACGCTTTACGCTCGCCGGCCAGACGGCATCGATCGCCGCACCAAGGAGGGCAAGGCGGCGTGGGAGCAGTTCGCCCAGGCTAACGTCGGCAAGACGATCCTCGACGCTGAGGACTTCTCGCTCGTCGATCAGATGCGCGATGCCGTGATGGCGCACCCTGCGGCCTCTGAGTTGTTCCGCGCCGGCGAGGCGGAGCTCGTCTGGCGCAAGACCTTCGCTACCTTGCGCGTGCAGGCGCGCACCGACTGGTTCAACGAAGCAGGCTGCGCGCTTTGCCCGCGGCCCTACGTCGTTGATCTCAAGACCGTCGAGTCGCTGGACGATGGTGCCTTCCGCAACTTCGAGAAAGCCTTCGTGAACCTCGGCTACCACCGGCAGGCGGGCTTTTACCTTCCGCTCTTGTACGACTGCGGCATCGCCTGCACCGACTTCTTTTTCGTGGCCGTCGAGAAGTGCGAGCCATTCGGCGTGGCGGTCTACAAGGTCTCGAACGCCGCGCTGCAACGCGGCCAGGAGGAAACGCTGCGCGACCTCACACGGCTCAAGGGCTGCATCGAGGCCAACCGCTGGCCCAATATGCCCGAGGACGTGCAGGAGATCGACCTGCCCGAGTGGTACAAAGGAGGCGCGCGATGACTCTCAACACGCTTGCTTGGCTGACGGTGCTCCTGATCGCCGTCGTCGCTTATGCGCTGCTCACCGCACAGGACCACCGAGGAGGTGACGAATGAACGCGCTCGAAATCTTCGCGCTCGGCGCCATAATGCTCTGCGCCGGCGTCTCGATCGGCTTCCTCTGGGGGCTGAAGAACGGCGAGCGACTCGGCCGAGACCGCGAGTGGATGGACTCGTTCTTTCGCTCGATCAAGCGCGACGCGGAACGCCGCGACAGCAATGGGAGGTTCAAAAAACGATGAGCGCACGACCCAACCCAAAGTCCGAGTTGATCGACGAGATGGTCGCGCGTTTCGCTCCGTTCAAGGAGATCCAGGCCGCCGTGCGTATGCAGCAGCAGGCTGTTCGCCAGCGCATTTACAACAAGGGCTACCGCCGCGAATACATAACGCACGAGGAGCGCGCGCATCTGCTGCGCCGGAGAGGGGTGAAGCTATGAGCGATCGGGAGACGGCGCCTTATCGGCGCATCGCTGAACTAGAACGCGAGAACGCCGCGCTGCGGGCCGCATTAACTGGCACGCTGGATCGCTTGGAGTTTTATATTGATTGTTTGCCTATCGATAAAGTCGCCTATCTAAAAACCCTAGAGGGCAAAATCACAAACCAAGTTATCAATAACGCACGCGCCGCCATCGACGCCGCACGAAAGGAGCAGCCGTGAGAAACACAAACTCAACTCAAGATCGTGAAATAAGCCTAGCAGAGCAAGCGGCAGCCGAAGCTGCTCAGCATTTTTCAAATCTGCAAAGCATCATTATTGAGCTCGATCAAACTATCTCTGATTTGAGCGACGTCATCTCTGGACTGACAGAAGAAAAAAGAGTTCTCGAAGAAGACAATGAAGAGCTGCGCCGAATAATTGAACAACTAAAAGCGTAATTTATGAGCGAAGACCAATCCGACGAAACATCCGACAACGACACGAAGAGCGGACCCACTGATTCAGTTCTTTTGCTGAAAGTGCGCGCCCGTCACGCTATCCGCTGCTGGGACGAACTGACAACCACCACGCGTGCGCGTGCGTTTGAAAAGACTAAGCGCGCAATGGAACAGTTGGAGAGTGCTTGCGAAGATGTCGAAACAGCAGAAATTCAGAATGCTGTAGATGCGATGACGCCAGAGCAGGTTTTAGCATTTATTGAGATGATGGGGGTAAACGTAGACGAGCTGTCCTTTCGAGCTTCTGCACTACGCGAAAAACTAGAAAAAGAATGGGGAGCCGACGCCATAATGCGTCAACACCTCAATGAAGGAGGCACGCCAACGTGAGCGACCACCTGATCGCCGAGGCTAATCGACACGCCAAAGCATTACATCAAATGACACTCCCAACGACAAAACCAAACCAGCGCGACATCGACTGGTATATCGCAGAGTGCATCGATCTCAGAAGGCAACTGGAGTACGAGATTGAGGCAAAACGCAATCACCTGCGGATTGCGTGCGAGGAAATCAATGACCTCAAAGTTAAGACCGGTTTTTACGAGAGGGAAATTGCTCGGCTGCGGGCGGATAAGGAGCGGCTGACTGAACTTCTAAGGCGATGGAAAGAGTTCATCGACGAGGCCGTGGTGGCAGAAGATCGCAGCAACCTAGATGGCGACAATGCAGAGACGGTTTTGAGCCAAATCAACGACGGCGCAGAGGAGATGCTGGCGCTCCTGACGCCGGAGGAACGCGCCGCCATCGACGCCGCACGAAAGGAGAAGGAATGAACGCAAAACTCGTCAGCATCACCGAGCCTTGCGCCGACCTCGTGGAGCAAGGCATCATTACCGCGGATGATCTCATCGCGTATTGCGCGCGCGTCTCGAATCCAAGCAACCAGCTGAACACCGAGACTGCGCCGCGGCTCCTCGCGTATTGCATCAAACACGGCCATTGGTCCGTTTTCGAGACGGTATCGATGACGCTCGAGATGCAGACCTCGCGTGCGATCGCCGCGCAGATCCTACGTCATCGCAGCTTCACGTTCCAGGAGTTCTCTCAGCGATATGCCGAGAGCACTGAGCTTGAGGGCGTGGAGTTGCGGACCCAGGACGATCGCAACAGGCAAGCCTCGGGCGAGCCAATCAGCGACTCGGCGCTCTACTCGCTCGTCCACTCCGCGACGGCGCACGCCTTCGAGGCTTACGAGGAACTGATCCAGCGCGGAGTCAGTCGCGAGACTGCGCGGATGGTGCTCCCGCTCTGCACGCGGACGCGGCTTTACGTTACGGGCAACGTCCGCAGCTGGATCCACTACTTCGATCAGCGCTGTTCGCCGCACACGCAGCGCGAGCATCGGCTGCTGGCGCAGGACGCGCGTGCGATCTTCTCGAAGCAGTTCCCAGGCGTTTGGGCCGCGCTGCAAATGCGGGAGGGCAAGCCGTGAGCAAACCAACCATCGCCGACCTCCCTGAGCGCTACCGTCTCCAGATCGCGCGGCAACTGGCTCAGGCCAAGCGGCCGGTCACGATTGCGCGCGAGCCTGACCCTGCGCCGGATCCGAAGGTTAAGCGGGCCTTCGACCGCGCTGAGGTCTTCCTGCGCGCGATCAAGGTCCGCGGGCTTCCGCTCCCCGAGTGCGAGTGGAAGTTCGAGGCGAAGAGACGCTGGCGCTTCGACTACGCCTGGCCGCAGCAGATGATCGCGCTCGAAGTCGAGGGCGGCGTCTGGACCGGAGGGCGGCACACGCGGGGCGCGGGCTTCGTCAAGGATATGGAGAAATACAATCGCGCGGCCGTCCTTGGCTGGCGCTTGCTTAGGGTCACGCCAGACAAGCTGGTCTCGGCCAGCACGTTCGAGATGCTGCGCGAGATTTTGGGCTTGCGGGAAATCAACTTAGGCGTGAAGTAATAGGTCAAGGGCCGTAAGAAGCCCAATTCGATGACAACCTTAGATTTCACCCGGCCAGTTCTGCGGAGGCGAGTCGTTGCGCCAATTCTTACCCGCAGTGCTGGTCGGGTTTTTATTTGGTTCAAATGAAGAACACGATTGTTGGGGTTCCGGAACAGCGAAAGATTAACATTATTGCGTCTGGAAATCGGACGATGACCTTAGCCTGGGAAGGATCTGTAATAGGGCTTAGTTTGGACATCGAAAATGTCGATCGACTCGTCCACGCATTGCGGACGATGGAGTCGAGAATGAAGAAGCGGCTCGACGAAATGCAGGACGCGGAAGAGCGGAATGCCGAACCCCGAAAGACCAAATGAAAGCGCCCGCATTTCAATTCTACGCGGCCGACTTTTTGGTTGGAACCGCGATGATGAGCGCTGAAGAGGTCGGGGGCTACATCCGGCTTCTTTGCTATCAATGGACCCACGGATCGATCCCAAACGACGAGGCGGTTCTATGCCGCCTGACCGGATGCGGTGGCAATGCGGTGGCATCGATTCGGCATAAGTTTGGCATCGATTCGGCAGGCAGCTTGGTAAACGCTAGGCTTGAGGAGGTCCGGCACAAGAACGTGGAGTTTAGAGGAAAACAGTCCGCCAACGCCCATAAAAGATGGGAAAATGCCAAGAACATAAAGCTTGGCAATGCCACCGCAGATAGCTTGGCAATGCCACCGCATATGCCAAACGGATGCTCTTCAGTCTTCAGTCTTCAGTCTCCAAGTAATACATTGCGACCCGAGGTAGCGGAGGAGACGAAGCGGGAGCCCAAGGCGCCTAAAGAACCTAAGCCAAGGCAGCGCAACGAGCTCTTCGACGCGCTGGCTGCGTTCACGACGGACAAGCCGGAAACGCTGAACTCCAACGAGCACGGCAAGATCGCCAAGGCGCTTTCGTTGATCCGCGAAAGCCTGCCGACCGTTACGCCGGACGAAATCCGCCGCCGCGGCCGCAATTACGCCAGCCACTTCCCGCAGATAACAAAGACAGCATTGGGCCTCGCGAGCAACTGGTCCTTGGCCGAGAAGCCGAAGCCAGAAGGCGTTGCCGCGTCTCAACCCGCGAAATTCTACGGTGACAACCAATCTTGACCACGAGCGTCTGCTGCTCGCCTCCGCGCTGCTCGACGACGGTCGGACGATGCAGGCGATGCTCGGCGGGGGCATCACGCGGCGCTCGTTCCACGATTCACGCAACCAGATCGTCTTCGACACGCTCTCCGAGATGGTCGCGGCCGGAATGGCGACGACGGACGACGTGCTCTACGCCGAACTGATCGCCAAGCAGCGGTTCGAGGCCGCAGGCGGGCACGCCTACATCGTGGGGCTGACGAGCGCGGCGCCGACCAGCCTCAACGCGAAATACTACCTCGAGCGAGTGCTGCGCCTTGCCGTGGCGCGCGACGCCGTCCGAATCGCCCAGCGCATCGCCGAGCGCGTCGAGCAGGAGGCCGAGGCGACTGAACCGCTGGCCGAGCTTATCGCCGGCGGGGCTCGCGACCTCCTTAGCATCGCAGCGGGCTCAGACGCGGACGGCGAGGAGTCCTGGGACGAGCTAGTCGAGCGCGCCAAGCTCGAGCTCGAGCAGAAGATCCTGGGCGAGCAGCGGCGCGAGTTGATGCCGTTTCCTTGGCCTATCTGCAACCAGCGCTTCGGGGAGATGGAGAGGCAGCAACTGGTGGTCATCGCCGGCCGCTCCTCCTCGGGCAAATCCTCGCTCGCTCGGCCGATCCTGGCTCACCTCGCAAACCAAGGCCGTCGTTGCTACTACGTCACGCTCGAGGTCGCGCCGCATAAGGTTCCGCTCCAGATCGCGGCCTCGCTCGCCGGCGTTGGGCTACGGCGCGTTTACGCGGAACACCCAGCGTCGCAGGCCGAGATCCGCAAGGCGCTGGTCGAGCTCCGCGGGCGGCACGTTACCGTATCCAGCCGGGACTCGTCGCTCGCTCGCATCGAGGCACGCGCCCGAGCGCTGCACGCCGGCGGTGGGCTCGACGTGCTCTTCGTCGATCACGGCGGGCTCGTGAAGGAGATTTACGAGGCCAAGGGCTCGAGCGAGAAGGTGAACGCCTGCGGGATGGTCACCAAGACGCTCAAGCGCCTAGCGCGCGACCTCGACATCCTCGTCGTGATGCTTTGGCAGCTGAACCGCGAGAGCGCGAAAGATGGCAACCGCGAGCCGAACGTCACCGACCTCAAGGACTCGGGCAGCGTCGAGGAGGACGCGGACAAGGTCATTCTGATCCACCGACCCAACGAGGACGCCATCACCGGCCAGCAGCAGCGCGACACCGACTTCGAGGCTGACCGGCCGAGGTTCTTCACAAACGTCATCCAGGCCAAGGGCCGCGACGACGGCACCGCCGCTCAGTCCTTCTATTTCACGCGGGCAACCGCAACCTTCAACCCAGCAACAAGATGAACGAAACGATCGAACGCTTAGACAACGTAGCAATGCACTTGCTCACCGAAAACGCCACGCTTTCCCGCGTCATCCGCCATTGCCGGGAGCGGCAAGAGGAGGTGATGGCGCGCCTCAAGCACATCGAAGAGCTCCTCGCCAAAGAACGCGATTTGCGGGGCGATCGGCATCCGATGGCTACCCAGACCTTCACCGGGCAATCGGACAGTCAGAAAACGCACGCAATGGCCGTTTCCGCTTGACGGAGCGGCGACCTGACACGCCAATTTAGGCCAGAGTGGCACGGAAACCTAAAAACATCAGCGCCCACAGCTGGGCCAAGCATCAGCGACTCAACGCGAAGCTCGGCGTGGGGAAACGGAGGAACATTGAAGCAAGACGCGGACAGACTGGAACTTGAGGCGTTACGCCTCGCGAATCGCGCTGCGCGCTCTATCGCGCAGCTGGAGAGTCATCGGAAGAGCCTGGTCAAGGAACACGCCGAGCGCATAAAGCGCCTGCGGCAGATCATCGAGAGCATCCAGCAGCGCGACCAGCTGGGCACGCTGGGGCTCGAGGACGCGGTGCAGTTGAGCGAGAGCGCGGCCTCGCTGGTGCACAATCCGTTGGAGGGGCTGTGAGCCGTGGTCACCTACACGCTCAACCGCCAGCCGGTACATAGGCTGCGCTACGACGGGGCGAGCGAGGCGGCTAAGGTCTCGTGCGAGATGTTTGAGCGGCTGCTCGAGTTGGACACGCTTAAGCACGACTCGGCCGCCAACCTGGTGCGTCGGCTTGCGACCCTGGCCGACCTATCGCCCTCGGCCTTCCGGCTGGTCCTGCGCGCAGGCTCGGGCGACACGGGCTCGATCCTCGCGTCCTTTGAGCAGCAGGCGGTGGACCGGGGCAAGACTCGCCAAGCGTTACACTGGGAGTGGCAGGAGGACGTGCGGCGCATCAAGATGGTTTTCCCCGAGGTTGCGGCCGTGCTTGTCGAGCTGCGCGAGACCATCAAGCACCGGGAGGACGCGATGAGTAGCGCGGATGGGCTGCGCGAA